TAGTTGTTTCTCAAGCGGGAAGGTCGCTCTCTGGAGCAAGATGTCGTAGCCCTGCTTTGCGGTGGTCTTGGTCTCGATCATCACTTGTTTGCCGAAACTCGGCGCCAGACGGATGCCCAGACTGCAAATGATTGCTTCGTAGGCTGAATCGGGTACTAGGGTTTCTTCGTTCAGGCTGCTGTCCTGGGGGCTGGATGGCAACGGGTAGCCCAGACGGATGCCCTTGGCGTTCCAGTCGGCCATCATCGCATCGAGGCGGCGCAGGGCTGATTGCAACTGCTCCGGTTGTAAATCAAATACATAAGACGCAAGCCCAATTTCCTCGAAGGCGGCGCTTATGAATTGTCGCTTGGTGTAACCCATTGCAGTTCCTCAATGTTTTTCAAAAGGGTTGCATCTGACCAGCGCTTGTCTACCTTCAGCCCAATCGCCTCGGCTTTTTGCAGCATCTCATCGCGTGTTGCGGGGCTGTTGTCTGGGACTTCAAGCGCTTCAACTTTAGGCACCCGCCTGCCGATAGGCGATGGATGCACTTGTTTAGTCGCCTTGCGCTCTGCAGCCTGTAACTTTTTCAGTTTGCGCTTTTGCAGCCGCAGCTCACGCCATGGGGCGAGAGCCTTGGTCTTGACGATTGCGGCTGATCTAATCATTTCATCTTTTTCATCGGTGCTTTACTTGGCTTGCCAGCGTCTTTTGCCGATTTGCTTGCCATGCCTAAAGCCATAGCAACGGCTTGCTTTTGGGGCTTGCCTGACTTCATTTCCATCGCAATATTCTTGCCGATGGTCTTTTTAGAATAACCTTGTTTCATTGGCACATAGTTCTCCATGTGAGACAGGCCAACATCTCTGCTGGCCTGTCCGGTTGATTAACTAATACGGTAAACGATAAAGGTATCAGCAGCAGTCTTACGGAGACGGAAACGAGCCGAAGCCCCAGCCGTTGCCGCAGTTGTTGCAGCACCAACAATGGTCACACCTGTATTAACCGTGATGGTTAAAACAAATGCGGCCAGAGTAATGACGCTAAAGTCAAACCCCTGATCAATTGCCCACTCAGTTGACAAGTCAAGGTTTGCACCTGTTGGCAATTGAATGCTACGAGCAGTAGTCGGAGTTGCCGTGATAATGCCAGTCAGCACTTCTGCTGCTGTGGCAATCATCGAAGCGCCGTCGGCTATATTTGCCGGAGCGCCCTGAAGTTGCCAGTTGCCATCATCAGTGATTACCGGAGCAACACCAACCGCGTAAAGCGCACCGGATGCGCCAGCTTGAATCGTCACGCTGGTGGCATTGGTGAATGCTGCCGACACGTAGGTCGTGTTCTCAACTACTTTCAGCAAATCCTGAGTTTCAGGAAAGTTGGGGTAACCAACCTCCTGAAACACACTTGCCGGTGAGTAGGCTTGAACGGCGACTTTCTCGTTTGCTGGCACCGTAAAGGTCGCAGTGCCTTGAGTAAAAATAACGTTATAGCTCATGATTTTTTCCTTTTACGGGACTTGGTTGAACAGGAGAATGCCGGACATCTCAGGCTGTTTATTTACCACGCCGAACAGAGTATCGAGACGATACTTGGTTTTCATCGTGTTCACATCGTACTGTTTCTGCATGACCAGCTCGATGCCCTGATCGGTAGAGGCACGCATCACTGCGACACCGGCATCCGAGGGGACAGCGTAACGACCCGGCAGAATCTCAAGCGCATCTTTCTGCCAGAAGCAGTTGATCGGCGCAGCATCGACGTTCAAGCGATTGATGGTGCGACCAGCAGCAGCAGTCACGATGCAGTTTTGATACTGCAACTCCGCATCGGTTCCACCTTGCGCGGAAATGATGGGCGGGGTGATAACGCAAGTCGTGCCAGTGGTCACGCTCACCACGCGGAAGGTCTTGGAGAACCCAGTGCCTTGCTTGGTGATGTGATGCACAGCCTCAACGCCTTCGATTTCAATCGCTGTTCCTGCTGGCAAATCGGTGGTGCTGGACACGGTAATCGTTTGAAAACGATTGTCCACGTTACCAGTTTCACCAGTCACCGCAGTTGAGGTTGCAACCGGCACGTAGTAGTTATTCGCGCCAACCAGAGTGCTCATCGTCGGATCGGCACCAGTAGCCGCTGCAATACGATTCGCGTAGTCCAGTTTGTAGGTCTCAAAACCTGCAACCATACCAACGTAAGAACGCTCGAACGCATTGTTAGACTTGTTACCGGCAAAGCTGCGCGACACAGAAGCGCCGCCGCCGCCGCCAGCGATATTGCCAGCAATGCCGTTGTAGTCGCGGCTCGACAGCGCCAGGTAACGGTCGAAGGCTTGTACGCCCTGCTCGTTCATGATGCTGTCGCACAGTGCGATGTCATCGTAATCACCTGCAGCGGTGCTGACGGTGACCACCAAACTGCCGAGATTGGCGGCGGTGTTCATGATGGCGATGTTAATGTCTGAAGCCAGCTTTTGCTTCGCAGCTTCGCCGAGACGACCTTCTTGCAGGGCATCACGCAGTTCGAGCGCGTCCAAAATGAACGGCACAGACTTTTGAAAGCCAAGCGTTGCAGGTACGGAAAGCTGGGTATAGGCACCAAAGTTGCCGGTCTGATCCATGCCATCGTAGCTCTGCGCGATGTACGGTTGAGGACGATAGATAATGTTGTTCGTGCGTTCCATCATCGAGCCGTCGGTGTTGTAGACGGACACGTTGCGGGACAAAACCAGAGCGTCGTTAAATCCTTCGAGGATGTCCTCGAACGCAACGCGCTCCTCTTTACTGAATGAATTGCTCATGTAAATCTCCTAAGTTTATTTGGATGCTGATCGTTTTTGCGATTTGTACGCAATGACTTTCGTCATGTTGCCGGTACGAGCCGCTTCTTCTCGTAGCCGTTCCAGAGTTGAGTCTACCGCACCAGATGATCGGCCAGTTCCTGACACGACACTCTCCGGTGCGGGTGCTTGCCTGCGGTTCGTAACTTTCAAGTCTTTCTCCAGTCTCGCTACCGCAAAGGCAAACTTTACGGGGTCTTTGATTTCGGACAACTCTTTCGCTTTCGTCAGGTTCTTTCCAAGTGCGTAAACGACCAGGGCAGGATTATCTGCACCTTGTAGCAAAATTCCTTGCTGGGTGATTGAAAAGACCTCTTGAGCCACGGCTTCAGCGTCTTCAAAATCTTTGACTCGCAGCTCGGCTTTCGCCTTGCCGTAGCCATCCAGCTTGGACTGCCACGCTTTCTGCTGAGTAATAACTTCAGCTTCTTGCTTGGCGTTGGTATCGTCGGCTTGCCGTTTCCGGTCAAACCAGTCTGCCATTGCTACCTCGAATTTATCAGCATCGTAATCATGTTCCTCAAGGCTTGGCTTCTTGCCCAGCACGACCGGCTTGGTCTCAGTCTGTGCGGTGCTTTGCAGCTTGCCTTGCAGTTCACGGTTCTTACGCTGTAATTCTCGGTTCGTCTTTCGCAACTCTCGAACCCATTCGGGCGCTTGAGTATGTTCTTCAGGAGGCGGCGCTTCCTCACCAATCGAAACGACTACTTCTTCCTCATCTTCGGACTCGTCCTGGACAGCAACTTCGCTGATTTCCTCAGGGCTTTCGTCCTCGATAACGATTTCGTCGTTTTCTATCTCTGCCGTTTTCATCTTTAACCCCTTCAGACTCATCCAATTTTGTTGGCTGGATGGATGCCATTTATACCATTCTCGCCCTTTTTCAGTTATCTGACAACGGGTTGGATAATCTGGCCTTGCATAATTTGCTGCACCGCCTCGGCATTCGTCAGCGCCATGTTCTGCGATGTCTCGTCAACTTTGCTCAGCGTTTCCAGCGTCTGAGCACGTTTCAGTTCTGCGCTTGCCACAGTTTCCACGGTGTCTGCGCGAGCCTTGGCTGCTTTCGCTGTGGCTTCCTCTGCTGCGGCTTGCAAGTACATCGCATTGGGGTCTTGGGGCTTGCCCTGCATTTCTGCCATAAGTTCCTCGGCCTCGATGTCGGTAGGCTTGACCACGCCCATGCGCAGCAGCTTCTTGCGAAAGTAGGCGTTGGCATCGGAAACTCCCTCGCCCTCCATATTCATCATCGCCATTGCTGTAAGCACTTGGGCGGTTTCTGGGTCGCTGGTGATCTGAAGCATGCCTGTCAGTGCTCGAACCGTTGCTGCGCGTTTGCTGCTGCTCGATGGGCCGACTTGGGAAACAACGTCGAAGGTTGCTGCTGTCATGTCATTGGCCATCACCATCGCGCCGGTCGTCTGGTCGATAGTCGGCTGCATCAGTTCGACCATGCCAGAATCGCCGGTTGAGGCGATGGTCTTCATCTTGCGATTGTCTTCGACGTAGATTTCTCTGGCCATCGAGAGCCAGATTTCGCCGCAGCGCTTCATGCCCTTTGCAAAGTTGGACATGTAGATAAACGTTTGCATGTCCACGCGGGTCTGGATCAGCTCAACCGCCTTACCCGAGACACCCGACACCATCTTGTCAGCGCCCTGCTGATTGCCCAAAATGTCTTGCATGTCCTGTTCGGTGATCGCAAGTAGAGCCGCCATTGCCGGGGGTATGGCTGCGCTTTTGGTGTAAGCCATTGGGCCACCGGCTTGCGTGTTGCCATCCGGGCCGGTGATCGGGTTTATCAGCAGATAAGGATAATCCCGCAAATTGTCCTCGGCCCACATCACCTGATGCCCTGCTACCTGCTCAGGCGTCATGATGGGCTTTTCAATGCTTGAAAGGGCTGAAATTTCACCCAGCTTGGAGAGCTGCATGTTCTTCAAGCGCTGTGCATCTTTAGCCAGGCGAACCGCACCCATGCAGCGCTCGATGTTGTCCACAAACCAGCGTTTGCCGTAGACGACCACGATCGGGATGCACTTGCCTGCGATGTAACCACAGTCTTCAAGCACCTTGCCACCGGACATTATGTACTTCCGAACCCTCATGCGCTTGACGCGCTTTTGCCTTACCTCACGACTGCCGACAGCAAGCAGCGTTTCCTCTAGCATCTCGTCGTTAAGGAAATCGGTTTGGCTGTAGCGTTCTTCCTCGCCAGCAATCGTCTCAAAAATGCGAATCGTCTCGGTCTTTTCTTCGAGCTTGTAGTATTCAGCAACGAAAACAATGTCAGGCGTTGACCAGTCGAACTCGTACTGGTGGATGATCTTCGGCCAGTCGGTAGGATCGTCGTTGTAAATTTCCTTGTAACTTTCGCGGGTCATCGATGTGACTACGAAGCAGAATTTCGCGTCTGACTTATCCTGGCGCTTGGCGTTCAGGTCAAAGAATACCGAGCTGTCAGCATCGTAGATGGGCTCGAATCGAATGCGCTGGCGGTCGTTGTCCTCGTCTTCTTCATCCTCGTAAACCGTTCTCAGGCGCCACGCACCAATGCCACCGCCGACCGCTTCTTCAAATGCGTTGTCGTAGGCTTCATCAGCCACGGATGCTTGCTCGTCAGCCCGGTAAAGCCCATCGCATACCTCGGCCAACTTGTCGTTTTCGGTGCCATCCTTGCTTACATAATCAACCGTAATCCGGTTGTTGCGGTATTCGTTGACGATCCGAATGACCGCCAGCATGATTTTATTGACCTCGAACTTCGGCTTGTTTTCGTATTGGTAGGCCAGCGGCCCTTCCCATTGTGCACCGCACAAAGAATAAAAGCGCCGGTCTTGCAGGCATTGCAGACGCTCGTCCCGCAGCGCGGTTTGAATGTCGTTAAACTGCCGTAGCGCGTCTGCGTGCAGGTTTGAAAGCCGTTGATCGTTTGAGAGTCGAGCCATGTTAAATCCTCATTTTGGACGAATTTTCCGACCATTTATGCATCGTTGCAATAGGCCTGAAAATCGCTGGCTTTACACTCACAGCACGCCTCACGCCTTCGCAAGCATATCTCAAAGCGTCGATCACGTGGTTTTTCTTGTCCTCCAGCACTGGCAGAATTCGTCCGGTTAGCGGGTCTTGCTTGTAGCTGTATAGACTCAGTTCGTCGATTGTGTGAGTGCAGCGCGGGTGAACAACGATGTCGTAGTTCTTCAAAAACTCGATGCCTTCCTCGACCGATTTCGGCCCCTTGACTGCGGTCATGAT